CTCACGCAAGCTGCGCATATATGCAGTCAACTCGAAACATCCCATTGCAGCTCCACCAGGAGAATCTACATATAACAGAATGTTCTTATATCCCTGCCCAACCAATGAATCAATTTCTGCACGCAAACCGTCATACGACGTTCCGCCAGATGCCCAGAAATCGTATTTTCTTGTCATTGTACCTGAAATTGACAGAACTGCAATATCATCCTCAGAAACTTGTTTCTGACTTTTTGCTGAACGCTGTGATTGGCCAGCAGATTGAATAAACAAACCCAACCTGTGGTCATGTATCTGCTTCTGCTCTGCCAATGCTTCGTCAAAGTATTGATCTTTAAACTTCTCGCCAAGCAAGGCTGGAGCAAGCATGTTATCTGCAATAACTGAAGCTTTTGCTTTATGTATCAGCAATGGTTGATCAATGTAATCAGATAGAAAAAATCTATGACGTCCAGCAAATGGATTTTGCTTTGCTTCTATATCTGTTGTTGCCATTAATATACCCCTTTCTTCATTAAGTTAGCCAAACGAACTGCACGGTCTCCCACCTGCCTTGCCCACAGAGATTGCAACATACGGTCACTTGTCTCCACGTATTTATGTAACTGTATCAATGCAAGCGTCTGTTTGAATTTCATCAAACCAGGTACACCAAGGTTATAACCCATGTTTATCAACACATCCTGGCGAGGGGCTCCAAGCGCTTCCCACGTTGGTATGTATTTCTGCAGTTGCTTTTCCACTGCATTGACCTCTTTAACCAGAAGCTCAGCTGCATACGCCTCTGTAATTCCTTTATCACGAAGTGATGTGAGTACTCCTGCAGAGAGCTTTTGAGGATTTGCCTCCATGTTATACCCATAACCAATTGTCCAGATACCAACAGTATCTTTATATGCTTTGGTTCGAAACCCTTCATCCAGTTTCAATTGTCTTATGCCATTCTCTGTCATGTTACATACCTCTCTGTTTAGCTGGTGATTTTGGTGGTTTTGGCTTTTCAGGTGTTTGACCATCTGGTTGCTTATTGTCTTGATTTCCTTCTGATGAATCTGAATTCTGTGAATCCTGCGATTGTTGCGCAGGCGTCTGTTCACCAATCTGCAGCCCACGTCTTCTCATTTTTGCAATCTTCTCCTTCTCAGCTTCCATCTCTGCAAACGTGTGGCCACGCTCCTCCAGTGCTTTCTCCAGCAAACCAAAACCCTCACGAATCTCCAGAGCATCTGCCTGTGCGTCCTTCAACCGATCAACACCCATAAGTTTTGGCATTACATATACCGGATAAACTCCTGCTGGAATCTGACGTTTGTAATACAGTGTTGCAAGTTCCAGCCACTGTCTTGCAATAATACAAAGAAACAGGTTGACAAACATATATTGCTGGATCATATCCACACGGATGCGTGATTCCACAATACCCGCACGGATGGAGCTGAAATTAGCTTGCGACACATCCCCAGAAAACTGCTCGTACGACAGCCCCAGCGCTGCAGCAATCTGAGCTTTCATATCACCAATCAATACATGCAGATTCGGCCCAATATCCTGTATTGATGCAAATTGACATTCTTCATCTTCATCCAGATATAACACACTTCCAGCTATACCAGATATAACTGATGCTTTACGTTTACGTTGCGGCTCCTCAGTGTCTTCACCACTGACTGTAACCTGTGCAACCGTACCTGGCGCAAATGCCTTCAGCTTGTTGGTCTTTTTAATTATCCAGGACGCAGCTTGAGCATTCTCTTGTCTTGCCATTGTACTATTGCACAGATCCTCCAGACGGAGGATTTTCATCATCACTGCAGATAGGTATGGAACACCTCTCCACTGCTCAGGTCTAACCCTTTCGAACATGTGAATCACATCACTTGCAGGCACGCTGACACGAACATTGTTCTCTCCTGCCATACGTCTGGCATGAGGGTGATACTTATACAGGTGATAATTCGTTGGCCTGTTTCTGGTTGAGAACTCTATCGAGTTGCGTATGTTCTTCTCACCATCTCCATACCATTCTGGGTCAAGACGATAACTATCCAGAACCTGGTATGCCAAAGGAATCTTACTGTTATCCCCACGAACATTGTATTTACGAAGAATACCTTCCCCAGTTCCGACGAGACCCCTTGCAGCTGTTGCCTGCAGGTTATAGAAATTTCCATACCCGTCGAAAGATACATCCTCTGCCCATTGATCAAAATGCTTCTGTGTTTTCTTCGCTTCAGACCCGTCTTCATTCTTCCATTTGATGATGATACCGCTACCAACCCAAGCACCAACCAGCCTGTTAACCGCTGTCACGCCCATTGTGTTGTTTCGCATCATCTCCTGTGATCTTGCCCAGAGCCATTTCAGTTCTCTTGCGGCAATAGTATCTGCATCTCCCTGCTCCAGTTTGTTTCGTGAAGCAAGGAAAGCTTGTGCAGCACTCTCATAAGCTGCTGGCTGGTTGTATTTTGTAAATTCAGCCATTACATGACACTCCCTGTTACCATTATAACAGAGCACGACCCACGGAATTGCATTGACTCCTCGCCAGAAGCTGCAGCTAGGATCTCAGCCTTCTCACTTGCAAGCTTCAATTCCATACGTTGCAACTCCCCCCAGGTTAGTGCGTTGTATGTATATCTCCGTTGACCGTCTCCAGTGCCAACAACAAACGATCCCATCTGGATACCGTCACGTTTTTCATTCATTGCAGTTCTAACCGCTGTCAGATCTGTTTCCACCTCGTCTATAGTTCTCATCGTTTCACCTCACTCCAAAAATACTAAATTCAATATTCTGCCATTCTTTCTCTGTCAAGTGTCGTAAATTTAAAGAGTAAGATATACAGATATTCATCTTTTCACAATCTGCAGCTTCCTTTCTGTGCCCGTTCTTCAATTCATAAGTAAACTTTTTCCCGTTCGGAGAGTACTGTTTGACACATGAGAGAATCTGATGTTCGTATTCAGCTATCTCACCGGTTTCGCTATAACTCTGTTTGTTATGGTACATACGATCTTTCGTGCCTGTCAGACCAATTCTGCGCACCAGCTCCTCATGCGCCTTATGCGCTCCCATGATGAAGACGTTGACGCCCATGCGGGATGCCAGAGAGTTTCTCAGTGCCCGTCCTTCTGGATCATCCTCATTTGCTGGTTCAGTGTATATCTCAGCATTGAAGTTCAAATCTGAACTTCCTTTGATTGCCATAACTTCGTAACCAGATGCACACATTGCATGAACCCAGGCATATACCACCTCTGACGTATTTCCGTCAGAACAGTCAATTCCGATCCTAGAAACAGGGAGAAAATAGTTTTCTCCATTCGGTCCCTGGCGCATGTGCGGATATTTCGTTGTTACAAGTTCTGTCAGCTTGACCCAAACCTGATCATCTGGATCTGCCACATTACCAAATACTTCAATCCACAACACCAACCAGGAACAGTTGTTTCTTCCATGTGCACGCACAGATATTGCAAACCTGTTGTGTTGTACGTCAATTGCAGCAGTTAGAACAAGCCCTCCATAATTGACATAACCTTCTGGGTAATCCAGTTTCCGTGAACGGAAGTCTTCAATATCAACACCAACCAGCTTGCTGGCAAATGGAAGACCGCATTGGTTATTCATGTATGATTTCATCAAAGTCTCGTCACCTTTCTCCAGTGCCAAACCTGCTTTGATCTTTGTCTTCGCAAGCTCGAAATGTGTCGATGCTGCAAACTTGCTCATGAGTTCATTGAATGCGAAACCATATTTCTCCAACTCCTCTGGACGATTTGGAAACCAGCCATGACGACCATAATTCAATGCGTTGTCAATCATTCTATGACGGTCGCTGTCGTCATGAGCTGTTCCGCAGAATTTGCAAAGATAATGCGCTGTTGCAGGATCGAATCTCCCATACTCCTTATGCACATGCCCATCAGCGTAGCTGTAATACTGCAAATATGCAAAATTAAACGCCTGATGTTTTCCACAGCTCCGACATTGCACTCTGTATTCCATCATGTTCGACAGCTTATAAGCATCCATTACCCTGGATTTGCCTTCAATCGTTGGTGTTCCTGCATAGATCAGAAGTCTGTTTGGAAAAGTCTTCATACGCTGTGCAGCCAACTCCAATGGATCGCCCTGGTCACCAACATCGAACAACAATTCGTCAGGTTCCTCAATGATGACAATTGGTGCTGATGACGATTTTAGATCTGACGTTGATCTTGCTGTAACGAACGATAACCAACCACCAGGATACTTGTAAAACTGAAAGCTGCAACGATCCGGATCTCCAATCAGTTCACGTAATTTCGCACTGCTTCGTATTGCAGGTTTCTGTTTCTCTCTTGCAAATTTCTGACTCTGTTTGACCGATGGAAATACCATGATCATATTCTGCGGATCTTCCGCGATAATCCGTTGCTGGTATGTCAGTGTCGTCCGTGTCCATGCAATCTGTGCAGATTTGATTCCAATGATGATATGTATATCCGGGTTATCCATACATTCCATCGGATAGATCATGTGTGGAGTGAGGTCGAAACTCATCTTCCCAGGATTTGCAGACTCGTCAGAGCTGAGCCAGATATTTGTTTCTGCATACTCCTTCGTCGACAGCGTCGATGGAGGACGCAGCAACTTCAACAGATAACCAAACAGATGTCTCTCTGCAAAGTTATCTACCGTTGCCAAACCGTCCAGATTTTCTTTAATAGAGTTCGCTATCATCGTCCTGCTCCATCAGCTTGGCGTCGTTGTCACCGACACGTCCTGCAACATAATCATTCTGCTCGTAGAATTCAAACTCTGTGGATAGTTTTTCCTGTATGTAATTGTCCATGTCAGCATGAGCACGCTCTGCAACTTCTTTCCCTGCATCAGCCAACTCGTTGAGTGCATTATTTATATCTGTGGTCAATTCTGGATGTTTCCGTGTCAACGCTGTAAGTGTTGCACGCATACCTGAGAACACAGGCTCAAACAAATTGAGCAATTCCTGAATGTCAATCAGCTCCTGCTTCTTCTCCTTGATTTCCAGCAGACGCATTTCCACATTTGCACTTGTCAGTTTTAGCTGTTCTGCAGCTACCGCTTCTGCAAGCGATG